CTTGCTGTGCTGCCCACTGGTGGCGGCAAGACCGTGTGTTTCAGCTACATCGCGGAACAAGCTGCGATCAAGGGAAACCGCGTCTGCGTGTTGGTTCATCGCGCTGAGTTACTGGATCAAGCCAGTAAATCAATGCCGATGCACCACGGACTGATTGCAGCAAATCGAAGTATGGACCTTAGCCATGCGGTGCAGGTAGCGAGTGTGCAGACGTTGGCGCGGCGCCTTCATAGGTTGCCGCGCGATTTCTTTCAGTTATTGATTATTGATGAAGCGCACCATACTACGGCGGGTACATGGAAGCAGGTGATTGAGTATTTCAGCTCTGCGCGATTGTTGGGTGTGACTGCGACACCGATCAGGACAGATGGTCGCGGGCTTGGTGAAGATTACGAAGCGATGGTTTGCGGTCCTAGTGCTGCGTGGTTGACGGATAAAGGTTTTCTTGCTGATGCTGTTGTGTTGGCGCCACCAGGGATTGAGACTCGCGGGCTGCGTAAGCGAATGGGTGATTTTGATATGAAGCAGGCCGAGGGGTTATTGCAGGAGGGGCAGGTAATGGGCGATTGTCTTACGCATTACAAAAAGCATCTTGCTGGTGAGACTGCGATTGCGTTTTGCTGCTCGGTTGCGCATGCGGAAGCAGTTGCCGGGTTGTTTCAGTCCAATGGTGTTGCTGCTGCGAGTATTGACGGAAAGATGGATGCACTGCAGCGGCGGTCGCTGCTTGGATCGCTTGGCAGGGGTGAGATCAAGGTGTTGACCAGTTGCAGTTTGATCGGCGAAGGGGTTGATGTGCCATCAGTTGGTGGCTGTATTTTGCTGAGGCCGACCCAAAGTGTGGCGTTGCATTTACAGATGATTGGTCGATGTCTAAGGCCGTCACCAGGCAAGGAGAGGGCAGTGATTTTGGATCACGTTGGAAATACGTTGCGACTGGGCCACCACCTTGAAGACAGGGAGTGGACGCTGGACGGGAAGAGAAAGAAAGATGTTGAGCGGGTGCCAAGTGTCAAGGTATGTCCGATGTGCTTTGCTGCAATGGCAAGTCAGTTGAGCAATTGCATTCAATGTGATTATGAGTTTGTTGCCGAAAAACGAGAGCTTGAGGTTGTGCCTGGTGAGTTGCAGGTGCTTTCGGCAGAGCAAGCTAAAGAGTTGGCTAAGGCAAGGAAAAAAGAGCAGTCTGGCGCTCGAACGTTGGCAGAATTACAGGTGATCGAACGCCAGCGGGGGTATAAACCCGGATGGGCCAGAAAAGTGATGGCATCTCGCAGCGGGAATGGAACACGCCGGTGAGGGAGCCATGGAACGCGCTGATCAAGGAGTGCTTGTCAGCGGTTGATCGGCATAACTGTGCGTATTTCGAGACAGGTGATGCGCGCAACGTGGTGCTAGCTGCGATGTTGCGTAAGTATGTTGCGGAACTCAAGGAATTGATCCATGAGCATGAAGCTGATTGTTGAGGCTATGGCTGCTTGGGCTGGGATGTGTTCAGCGCTACTTTGGGGGATGTGGCTGTTGATTCCTTAGCCAGTTTGCGATAGCCCATTCGCGCGTTGCCGTCCAGAAGGGTTGAGCGCGATACCAAGTGATCCAGTCTTTGTGACCTTTGGAGCTATTGCAAGCGAGACAGCAACTTACGACGTTGTGAAGGTCTGCTGAGCCACCAAGAGCTTTAGGAATGACGTGATCGAGAGTGCCAGAGCGACCGAGGTGTTCTCCGCAATAACAGCATTGGAAGTTCCAGCGGAGATGCACCTGATCACGTTTTTTACGAGGAAGTCGCATCGTCCCAGCGCGGCAGGACGAATACGCCTACGTCTAGGTCGATGATGTCGTCATCGTTACGGATGAATTCAGTTAGCTGCGAGTAGATATCAGCCGGCAGGTCTTCTGCTGGTGTATCGCTGCGGTAGATAATTTTGGCGTTAATTTCAACGAGGTGCGCTTGCACTGAATAGCCGCAGCTTGAACTACGGTAGCGAGAGGTACATAAACGGAATGAGCGAGACGGCGATACAGCAGCGGATCAGGTTGGCGCTGGGGAAGCTGCCGTGGGTGCGAATGTTTAGGAATAATTGCGGTAAATTGCCGGATCCGAGGACGGGTCGATGGGTTGAGTTTGGCGTTGGCAGTCCGGGTGGTGGAGATTTGCTGGGATGGCGAACTGTGACGATCACGCCTGAGATGGTGGGACAGAGGGTGGCGCAGTTTGTGAGCTTGGAGGTGAAGACGGCTACTGGTCGAGTGAGACCAGAGCAAGAGAACTGGCGACGTGTGGTGCTGGAGGCTGGTGGTGTTGCTGCTGTGGTGCGCAGCGTGGAGGATGCGGAGCGCGCGCTAGGGTGCGGAGGATAGAGCCCAGATCCCTGCTGCTGCAGCACATCTGGGTCATCCAATGCGACAAAGCCTCTACACCTGCGCGCGAGTGGCGCGCTTTTGTCGCGCAACGGATTATGAGCGGGATTGCGCTTAAGCAGATTATGGGTTAGGGTGTGGTGGCCAACGAGGCTTACCTTTTATGGATTGGACTGAGATTCTTGAGCGCGGCGGGGTGCCAGAGCCACCCGGTCGTGCTGATGCATTGCGACGACTAAGAGAAGAGCGGCGGTTTGTGGCGACAGTGAGGAGCCGCTCGACGCAGCTCGTGAAGACGCTGCGAATTGAGGCGCGGGATTATTCGGATGCTTTGGTGAAGGTGCGCAGCATGCTGGCTGGGCACACGCTGGTTCGACTTGCGGAGGATTGATCGTGACAGCACGACGACTTGGCGATGTCTGTGCATTTGTGATTGCTGCTTGGGCATTCGCGATGCTTGGCATTGAGGCTGCTGCTCACCATGGCAGTACGCATTCCGGTACGCAGCAGGTGGTGGAGGCGCGGAGATGAAGTACCTGCCACCAGAGGAGCAAAGCTGCGCAAATTGCGCATATCGGCGACATGGTGAGTGTCGCTATAGCCCACCATCACCTGATTCTTGCTTGGCGGAGGCCGCTTGGCCTTTAGTTGATATGTCTGACTGGTGTGGCGGATGGGTGGAGGCGAAGCATGACTAATCGTCGTTTTGTGTTCGCCTTCCGAGGTTTGAACCTTTACGAGGTGATCTGGGCCGTATCTGCTGTTGAAGCTAGGCACAAGCTGATTAACTCCGATCTTGCCCCTTACTACGGTGTTGCCGTACTACTTAACCCATGAATTTATTCATTGTCGACACGGAGACCACGGGTCTCACGCCTGCTGATGCGCGATGCATCGAAGTAGGTGGGATTTTATTTAGCGTTGATGATCGCGCTGTTTTAGGTCAGTGTTCATTTTTGTTGCCAACGGACGAGAATCCAGTTGCGCATATCAATGGAATTAGGGCAGAACTGACAAAGCGGCCACAGGCTGCGCGGTCAGGTCTTGAGTATTTTTACGCTTTGGAGAAGCATGCTGATTACGTGGTTGCTCATAATGCTGATTTTGATCAGCAGTGGTTTGGGCAAGGGGCGTTGCCTGCATTAACGCGGCGTTGGCTTTGCACGATGGAGGACTTTGATTGGCCCCGTATAAACCGGACCCGTCCGGGTGTCATGCATTTGGCGGTTGCGTATGGCGTGCCAGTTTGGGCTGCTCATCGTGCGTTGACGGATTGTATTTATCTGGCGCAGGTGATGGAGCGCGAGCCGGATTTGGAGCTGCTGATTGCGAATGCGCTGGAGCCGAAGAAGACGTATATGGCTTTAGTGAGCTATGAAGATCGACAGAAAGCGAAGGATGCTGGGTTCCGGTGGGATGGCGAGCAGCGGCGGTGGCTGCGAAAGCTGAGGGATTACCAGGTGAGTGAGCTGGGATTTGACGTGAGGGAGGTGGCGGCATGAAGGCAAGTGAAGGGATGAAGATTATTGCCGAAAGCATGACGATTAAAAATCGATTAGTTGTAGCTGGACTTGGCTTGCTCTCTTTGGTGTTTCCTGGTTTTGTTATCAGCATTGCATCTAAGTCAGTTGTGAAGGCTTTTGAGCGCCTTGCCGCTGATGAGCGTGCTGCTTTGATGTCCTTTTTGCTTGCTTCTGATGATTGATCTCGTACTAATGCTTGCTGTCTCGCAACCGATACCGAGGCTGGGGATGTGTCCGCTTGGGTATTACAGTTCCGGGAGCTATTGCGTCCAAAGTCGCGGCAGTGACAAGGAAGCGATCGACAAGCGTGGCCGGTCTTGCCCGCTTGGGTGGTATAGCTCTGGGGAGTATTGCGTGAGGATGCGATGAAGTACTCCTTCATCCCGCCGCCCGAGCTGGTGCAGCAGTGGATCAAAGAGTGCGACCGGCCAGGCAATCCTCGCTGGCAGGAGTACGAGCAAGATGTAGCCAGCCGCGCTGCCCAATGGGGCGCAGACCAAGAGCTGGAGGCGTGCTGTGAGATTGCCTTAACGGATCCTGTTTGCGGCACCAAACACCAGCGCAGAATGTTGGTGCAACACATACGCGAGCGTCGCCGCCCCAAGCCGCCGAGCTTGAAGGAGCAGGCGCTTGAAATAGTTAGGAGAACTCCAGTCAACAGCGCTGGACTTTATTCCTATGAGCACATAGAAATCATCCGCCGCGCCCTTGAATCCATCCCCGACCCTTCGTACTGATTCCGATTAAGCACATCATGACTAACCCAAAAGCTTTCCTGATTATTGCCTTTTTGGCAGCGTTAATTGCGTTTAATTGGTGGTGGCTTCCACAGAAGTGGCACGCTTGTCAAAGGCTTTATGACAACAAGCCGGCGCAGGTTATGTGTCTGCTAGCCAAGCAGTGAGGAACTCTAATGACTGACTACAAGTTTGTACCACTGAACACGCTGGAGAATCGTCTTGGCGATGCTCTTGGTCTAGCAATTGCCATGATCCGCAAGCCAGAGACCGTCGATAACAAGACCATGGCGCAGATTGAAGCACCATTCAAGGAATGGTGCGACGGCCTTGTTGATGGAGGACTGCTCGATGACTGACTTCGGAAAGCTTTGTGGCCGCAGGGCTAGGGAGCAAGCTATTGCGCTGATCGACGCCTGCCGCCAAACACATGCCGCCTTGGCTCAGTCCGAGTCGGAGGAGCTGCGTGATCTACGCACCAGAATCGAGACGCTAGAGGCTGCACTACATAAACACATCATGCAAACCAGCTCCAGCACGGAAACGTCAAAAGTTCTAGACGTTAGCGACTTGCCGCAGTTGACACCAGAGCAGATGCGAAATCTGAAGGATCTACTCGGAACTTACCGGAATCATTTAGGGCTGAACGACTCCATGCCTAAACTTTCACCCGCTGCAAAAGCAGTTCTGGATGCCGCCTATCGGCGCATGGACGAAAACCCGCACAACGAGGTTGAAGCAACGATTGCCGCTGCCCTGCAAGCTGCTGTTGCGGATCAGCCTTATGACGTTCCCCAGTGGTGTCGCGGCGATGACTATTTGATGTACCGACACGGAGTAGACGATGAGCGCGATCGACTCCTCGCCATCGCCGCCGAGCTTGAAGCCCAGTAGTGAGATCAACTTGAATGGGTTGCCCGGTAGTCACCCCTCCCGAGGTAGTGACCTTGCCCCTGCCGGGCGATCAGGGGTTACGCGATGTGCCTTGAAAAGGAACGGGGCTACCATGGCAAACATGTGGCGACTACTGGCAAAGGCACTGGGCGAAAAGGCAAGTGAGTGCGATTGCGAGTCAGATCGCGTCGCGCTGATCCGCTTGCTGATATTGGCCAGCTACCTAATTACGAATTGTTTCATCATTGCTGGCGTGCTTCGACACTGGGGGCCTAAGGATACGCAGGACACGCCCGTACGAGATTTCAAGCGCACGGGCAATGGCTGCAGCACTCATGCCACCACGATGCATGAAGTAGATGAGGTCGCGATCAAACTGGTCGGCGGCCACGCTGGACAATTCGGCTAAGGGCATGGTAGCCTTTATATGTACCTTTATCCACTTATGACACCAAACGAAGTTCGAGACGCACTGGTCCCAATCCGAGAGGAGCTAGACGCAGTGCTGGGCAAGATTTATTGGCAGGACGGCATGGCGCATGTATTTGCTGCACTTCATGCTGCTGTCGAAAATGTCAAACTCGCAAGGGACTACACCCACCGTGCTTGATTACCATTCACACCCTGCGGCTTCGGCATCGAAGCTGAAGGCACTTATTAGCGGTACGCCGCGTGATTACTGGGCCAAGTTTGTCGATCCAGATCGCACCGCGTTCCAGCCCACGGACGCGATGCGTCAAGGCAGCTTGGTCGATTGCTTGATTACTGAACCCGAGGAGTACGAAAAGCGGTACTTGGTTGCACCGCAGTGTGATCGCCGCACAAAGGAGGGAAAAGCGATCTGGGCTGAGTTCCAAGCCGAAGCCGGTCAGCGTGAGGTGATCACGCGCGACTGGGAAGACAACGCGCTCAGAGTGGTCGAAGCGCTAATGCGCGATCCAGATGCCGCACCTCTGATTAGGGGCGGCGAAGGACAAGATCCACACTTCTGGCTCGATGAAGATTGCGACATCGAATGCCGGTATAAACCCGACATCGAACATCCCAAGCGTGGACTGCTTATCGATCTGAAGAAATCCAGATCAGCGAACCCGAGGATGTTTGCGGCGCAGTCGTATTCATTGGCATACGACCTGCAAATGGCGCATTACAGCTTGGGGTTTAAGAATCGCTACGGCAAGCCGCCTGAGCAAATCATTCTGATTGCTTACGAATGGCAGTGGCCTCACAACACCAGCGTCAACATCCTGAACGAAGACCTTATTGAAGAGGGTCATCGCCGCCGCGAGGAAGCGATCGTGACGCTGAAGCGCTGTTGGGAGTCTGGCATTTGGCCATCTTGGGGCGCTGTTGAGATGGATGTCCCGCGCTGGGCGCATGCGGATGATCCGGCGAACGCTACTGATGCTGATGACCTTGAACTGGAGGGCCTTGAATGAACACGCCAGCACCTGACGAGTTGATTGTTGTCTGGTTCTCTTGCGGCGCTGCTAGTGCGGTTGCTGCAAAAAAAACTATTGAAAAATATTCAGAAACAAATCAAATCAAAATAGTCAACAATCCCGTTGCTGAAGAAGACGACGACAATCGCCGCTTCTTGAAAGATGTCGAAAGTTGGCTTGGGCATCCAATTGAAACCGCAGTGAACGAAAAGCATCCATCTTGCTCTGCTGTAGAAGTATGGGCACATCGAAAATTCATGTCTAGCCCACAAGGCGCTCCATGCACTATGGAGCTAAAAAAACATGCTAGGCAGCAATGGGAAGAGAAGCACAAGCCTGACTGGCATGTCCTTGGCTTCACCTATGACGAAATTGAGCGCCATGAGCGGTTTGTATTAACTGAACGCAACAATTTATTGCCAGTACTTATTGAGCAAAAAATTAGCAAACAAAGATGCTTTGAAATCCTTCTTGCCGCCGGTATTGAACTGCCTCGCGTTTATCGCCTTGGATATCCCAACGCAAACTGCATTGGATGTGTAAAAGCCAGTTCGCCAACATACTGGAATCATGTCCGCAAGCATCATCCAAGTGTGTTTGAGGCAAGAGCTATGCAGTCAAGAGAAATTGGCGCAAAATTAGTTCGCGTCAATAATGAGCGTATTTTTCTGGATGAGCTTCATCCTCGCCAGAAAGGCCGTCCAATGAAAAAATTTACTATTGATTGCGGAATTTTCTGCGAAGAGGACTTTTCATGAACTTCGACGAGCTGTATCCCGGCCGTTTTTTGAAGGCTGGATTGATCCCGAACGGCAAAGCAACCTACACGATTGCTTCGGTTGCCAGGGAGCAGATTGAAGGTGAGAACGGAGTCGAGGACAAGGTTTTGATGACCTTCTCTGAGACTGCAATGCAGCTTGTGCTGCCGAAGGTGAATGCCGTTGCGATCCGGGCAATGTTTGGCAGCGATGTCCAGGCTTGGATTGGCAAGCGCGTGACGCTGTATGCGACGACGGACATCATGCCGTTTCCAAAGCGCAGGAACGAGCCATGTATTCGTGTGTTCGGCAGCCCCGATATCCGCGAAGAGGTGATCTGCGAATGGCAGCCACCGAAGCGGCGGAAGCTGATTCAAAAGCTGCAGCCGACTGGGTATTACCAGACTGCTTGGACAGCGATTCAGCAAGGTACGCCGGATCAGATGCCGGCAATGCGTAAGCGGGTTGATCAGCTTGCTGCTAGCGGCGAGCTAACGCAGCCCGAGCACGCGCAATTGGTTGCTGCAATCGAAGCAAGAGTGTAGGGTATATGTTGTTTTCTTTGTTATGCCGGAATTCGAGCGAGTATCGATGGAACAAGTGAAAGAGCGCGTACGTCGCAAGAGCAAGACCACCCCACTGCGCGCTGAGATTTTGGCCATGCAGCCAGGTGACGCCATCTCCGTTTCGTTCTATAATTCGGAAACGGGCGAGGGGTACAAGCCAACCACGATCGCCCAGGTCGTCAGTCAGATGACCAAAGACAGCGCAGCAGTGCGCTACTCAATGCGCAAAGACGCTGACGGCTTCGGCTGTTACGTCATGTGCATTGAAAAAACCCCTGAGGATGCCCTGCGTCCTCGTCGTGGTCGGAAACCCAAAAACCTGGAGGTAGCCTCTTGACCTTTACCGCTAGTGGTGCGCTGTTTCAACAAACCGCAGAGCAACTTCAACAGCGCCTTGGTGAGCGTTACGACGCTTCCAAGAATTATCCCAACTATGACGGGATTCTGAATGTACCTGCGGATCAGGCGTATGCGCTTGCGCAGTACCTGATGAATGGCCAACCAATTGGTGAGCGGCAAGAAATTCCTATTCGGATTTCGGGTTGGCGCAAGCAATCACAAGCTGGCAAGCCGTATTTGAGCTTGAGCTTCAAGCCGGATTCGCGTGTCCAGCAGGCTGCACCCGCTGCACCACCCGCAGCACCAGCACCCGCACCTGCCGCCGCTGTACCACCTCCGGTCGTACAGCAAGCTGCGCAGCAAGTTGCGACTGCATTTGGTGGCGCCGTGCTCGATATCGATTCGGAAATCCCCTTCTGATCAGTCCACGGGCGGCATCAGTCGCCCCTTTCTACCCATAATTATGGAATTTACCTTCAACAGCAAATCACTTGAACGTGAAGTCAGCCTTCACCAAATCTATGAGCTGACACCATCTGAAGCAAGAAATCTTCACGCTGAACTGGTCATCGCTGTCCAGTCAATGGATGAGAAAGTCAGCGAGGCACTAGCCAGCGAACACGCCAGCGGCATTCCCGCCGACAAGGACTGGATTCATCGGGTCAAGAAAAAGCGTCGCATCTGCGTTGCTTTTGCCACCCAAGTAAAGCAAATGCTGGATGCACCGCAGCAGCAAGCAGCGCCTGTTTCCAATTTTACGACCGTATTCCAGCGCAGATTTGAGGAACTGCTACTGGAAGAACTTGGTCAAACGATCTTCGATGAAATCAAGGCCGAAGCGAGGGATCTTGCGCTTGCAGATCTTCAAGTGCCAGTTCAAGGCGCATAATCTCCCAAACCGCCTGCTGCAACATGTTTTGATACATAATGCAGGTGCGAAACATGCTGGCCTCGCGTTCAGTCATTGAACGTGCAGCCAGCTCGTATTGAAGTTCCTGCTCCGGCGGGATGCTGTTCTTAATCCATTCCATTTTTCGTCATGCATTGGGTAGAGGAAGATGCTGGCAAGACCCAGCACGGAGAGGGCATCAGCAGAGCACCTGCAAAAGCAAAAACAAAATTGTTCAACCTAATCGTAAAGCAATCTGGTGCGCGGCCAATGAAATTCAGCATTCCCGCAGAATCAGCCACCAAAGCAAAGCGATACGCAGCAGCGCGCTGGCCACTGGCCGAGATTGAGGTGGTGAAATAGTGGAGCAGTATTGCACGCACACATTTCGCCGGATCGTATCAACTCATAACTGGAAAAATAATTCACCAGTCAAGACGTACTGGCTGAAGTGCAAATGCTGCGGTCATAAATGGACGGTGCATTATGACCGTCAATTAAAGCGCGAAGTAATTGTTGACAAAGATTCAATCAGTAGACCATTAAGTGTTAAAAAACTTACAGCCGAAGACGTAAAGCTAATTCTTACTGACTCCAGATCTGGTGCCGAATTGGCAAAGGAACTTGGTGTTACGCATCAATCTGTAAACCAAGTGCGTCTTGGCATGACGCATCGGCAATTATGGCCAGAATTGAAGCGACACATCCCTGCTCCTCGTCGGCGCATTCGTCGTGCTGCAGTATCCGCTCAGCCTTCTGCTGTTGATTGCCGCAATTGCGCGCATTGGTGGCACGGGCGTTGCGATTTAGATGTGCCGGAAGCTGGCGATGATTTCGCCGCTGAATGCTCTTATTTCAGTGCTGATGACTAATGGCAATTACCAAGAACTGCCGCCCCTGCCTCAGTTGCTCCTGTCAGACCACCGCCCCGGTCTATTGCGATCGTTGCTATCGCGCGACACCATCAGGTCGCGCTGAAATCGCAATGAAGAATAAATACAGACAGGTTCCCAACGGCGGCCCATGTGCGGCATGCTTGCACTGGATTGGCCGTTGCGACCTCGGTCTACCTGAAGGCGGATCAGAATACGCGCGGGACTGCTCCTTGCTTTTACTCCAAAACGAATTATGCGTGGCCACCCATTCCTGAATCCGATTGAGGCGGCTCTTATCCGTTGGCTTGCCGGTTCTCCTCGAATCGGTTACATCGCGGTTAAGCAGCACAGCAGCTTGAATACTTGGATTTTGCGGGATCACACAGATCGTGCGATGCCAACCGAAGAAGAGTATGAAGAAGACGACGAGCCACTATCCATGCAGCTTGAGCGCCTCTACCATTTGCCTGATGCCGATCGCTAGTGCATGTACCTGCCTAGCGCAGGCGTCGGGTCATTCGGCGCCCATCCCGTGATTTGGGGTGTCGACACTTATTTCAAGCCTTGGTTTTTCGATGGAAAAGTCGTTTATTGGGGCTGTCCAGCCCCTGACCGCAGAGACGCTTTGCGAGAAGCTGCCGCAATGGCAGATCGAAAACGGCAAAGCTGATTTTATGGATTATCTGTACGAACTGTACGATCGCGCCAATGAGGAGCCCGGCTTGAAAGGGACTTACACGGGACTTTGGGAACGATTCAAAAATGACACAGCGCAGATTATGCGCGCTGGTCACATTGAAACCGGTATTGTTTAATGCAAAAAATCATTGGCCTTTACAGCCCGGCGCCGCAGTCGGGCAAATCGACCGTTGCTAGTGAGCTTAAAAAGCGAGGGTACACGATTGTGCCTTTTGCTGAAACGCTCAAGCTAATGCTGATTCCAATGCTGGAATCGCTTGGCTATGACGAGCATGGGGCGAATTATCTCGTCCACCAGGCCAAGCAAGTGGTCGTCGGTGATGCTGGTGTCAGCGTGCGGCACATGCTGCAGACGCTTGGCACCGAGTGGGGGCGGCAATGCATTCATCCTGAAATATGGGTGCGCTGCTGGAAAGGTCGCGCGTCACGGTTCGATGCCGTCGTTGCTGATGACGTGCGCTTCCCCAACGATGCAAAAATGATCAAGCTGCTCGGCGGCGAAATGTGGCGCATTGATCGTACGCACACTGTACGTACATTCGATCATGCCAGCGAAGGCTCCCTCGATAACTACAGCGAATTTGATCGCTATATCACAAACGATGGGACAATTGAAGAGTTAATCAGTAAGCTTCAAGATATTCCCGTGTAATCAATGGCTAGTTTGCGTTACCACGCCGGTCGGATGGTGCTTTACGAGTCACCATCTGGCTGGCGGGTACGCATTAAGACCAAGGAAGGGAAGCTTGACCTGGCGCTGCTGTCCACCGATCTAGAGCAGGCCACGCTTGAAGCGGAGGTACTTTACGCCGATGCTAGAGCGATCAGCAGTAGCAAACCATTCTGCTATCAATGCATCCACTGGAAGGCATCTGCGGCAAAATGTGATTTAGGGTTTCCTGAAGGACGATCATCCGGTGGACGATTCGCAAAAGACTGCAGTGCCTTCAAACGCGATTGATTGCGGTGACGGCTATTACATCGAAACCGGAGAAGAACCCGGTATCGGCGAGGTGCGTTATGCCGCTTGCATGCCGGGTGGCGCTATCTGCCGGTATTCCAATGATTTATGGCAGGCGCAAATTTATATTGAACAGATGAAAGGGAGCCGATGCCAGTGATCCACTCGTAAACCTGCTGCGCGCGATGCCAGCACCAAGAGTCTTGGTGCGTCCACCAGTTCCAGAGCGACATGTAGCCTTTCGAGGCATTGCAGGACAAACAAGCGGGCACGCAATTTTGAGGAACTGTGAGCCCACCTTTTGATTTTGGTTTGACGTGATCAATCGTTGTAGCGTGTTTGCCGCAGTAGGCGCAGCGGTGATGCCACGCTTCAAATATTGATGCCCTGAATCGTTGTTTTGTTACTTTCTTGCTAACCAGTTCGACGCCATCGATCTGGTGCTCCATAACCAACGAGACAAGGCTCGGTTACAGGGTAGCTAGGCAGGCTGCTCCCAGCTTGGCATCACGCGGGCTTGACCGTTGTAGTGTCCCACTTTTCCGTAGTCAATATCAGGGATTCCGGCAGTTATGACAAAAACCATCTGACCAATTTTTAAGCCAGGATATAGCGGAAGAGAATGCAATCGACGAGCATTAACAAGCTCCAAAGTTAGCTTACTTTCGGACCACAGAGGATCTGCAAATCCTGCATGGCTGTGCTCATAACCTTCACGAGCGCGAGAAGATTTAAGGCAAAACATACCGCAAACATCATTGGGCATGTTGAACGTTTCGCGGGTTTCGGCTAATACAAACTCGCCAGGCGCTAGCCAGTAAGGGTTCTCAGCGGTGCAATGCGCAATCGACTGAAGCTGCAGCTCTGGCGTGTGCTCAACTTCAACCATGATGTTGTCGCCAAGCCTGAGATCAAGCGAAGCTGGATTGAGCAGTTCAGGCTCGAAGGGCTCGATCATCCGCTCCTCTTCAATGAGGCGCTGAATTTCGCGGTCGTGGAGGATCATTCAATAAAGGACGGGACAGCCCGACTGTAGACCTGATAAGATTTTGGTGCTTCAGCAGGTTGCCGCCTCTGAAGCGTGACCAACTCACCCAAACTGAGCTGATGGAAGGCATTGTAGAGCAATGGCGCCCTGTTGTCGGGTACGAGGGGCTATACGAAGTTTCGGATCAAGGGCAAGTCAGGAGTTTGCCTGGGTGGCGCTGGAATGGGCAAGCAATACATCGATTCAAAGGAAGAGTGCTAAAGCCGCAGCAGTCACCTCGATACTTTCATGTAGTTTTATCAAAAAATAGTAAAGTTAAATGTGTAAAAGTTCACCAGCTGGTGGCAGATGCCTTTCTGCCGCCATGCCCTGGCACCCAAGGCAAGCGGTCTGGCTGCTATCACATTGATCACATAAATAACAATCCAATTGACAATAGGGCGGAGAATCTTCAATGGCTTCCTCGCTATGAAAACACATATATCAAGGTTTGCCGAAAAAGAGATCAGGCAGGCAGATTTATTTAGCTGTAGTCCCAGCGACGGCGCTGTCCATCTGCACGGCGACCGAGATGAACAAAATTTGGCGCAGCATAACCAAGAGAAAAGGGCCAGTTTTGATCACACCATTTCTCAACAGCGTGCATATCTGCTCCATTGATCCAAAAATCAACAGCGCCAGTTCCAGGGCCGCTAAACAAATGTTCACTGTTCTTTGCACCACCAACTGAGCGATTAACAGCAGGCGGTCTGTAACCACTTGTAACAATTACCGGCTTTCCCCCAAAGGCCGTTCGCGCCCGCTCAAGAAATGCCGCCAGTTCAGCCGCAGTATCAACCTGATACTGGTGATCGAACCTGCGCGCTTCCTGTCCAAGTGCAAATTCGCCTAACGTGATGTGCGGCGTCAGTCGAGCGCTAAACGGGCTGCTTGGTGTCAGCTTGGCAGGATCTTGCTGAACTTCAGGCTGCTTCGGCAAGCTAGAGCGCCAGAGTTCTCCTTCCGCACGACGACGACGAAGAAGACCAGCCTCCACATTCGTACCCGGATTGCGATACAACTCAAGGGCTGATGGCACTGCGCTCCAATCGCGTTCGCGCAATCGCTTGCTGATGGTCTCGAAGCCAGCAGTGCCATAGAAGCCAGCCCCTAGGTTATACGCAAACGAAATAAGCGCAGACTGCTGCCCGTCTGTCATCGCCGACCAATGCGGCACCGTTTCGCTGAGCTTTTTTGCGATTTGATCAATTTCAGTGCGAACAAACATGTCCGCTTCAATCACGGTGATCTTGTCGCCACGACTGACACGCCGGCCACCTGGGTAGCGAGTGGTGCCGTAACCGATGGTGTAAGGCTCGCCGCCGCTAAGCGGGTCAGGGTATGCGGTGAGATGGCAGCCTTCAAATTCTTTAATAAGTTTTAGCGCTGACGCATAATCCCCCTGCTTGCCGCCTTGACTCCAGGTCTTGAACCAACCTTGGTCGCGACCAAGGATGTGCGGATTTGCTTTATTGATCGCGTCCTCAAGCTCAGTCAACGCCGCCATTTGATGCGGCAATGCCTTGTAATACTTGAATAAATCAAGAAGGCGGATTTTGTTTTGCGTCATCGCTCCAAGGTGCGTGAATACTTATTGCGCCACCGAGGAGGCGGCTATCACCAGTTTGTAGTTCAGGATCAACCGGGTGCTCGATGATGACAGGCGGTTCGATCGCAGGTGGTTGCGTTGCGTGCCACTCTGCTTCAGCTTGATCAAGCTTGGCTGGCAGCGTTAGCTCAAACCACCATTGCCTGATGGCCTGTTCCAGTCGACGCTGCCAGCTTGGCTTGCCAAAGCTGATCAGAGCTTTTTTCCCTTCAGCGCACGCAGCGCATGGAACACAAGCTGAATAATGCTGTTATCCTTTAGCGGGGAAAGGGCGATCAGCTCAGAAGCTGCTGCTACGAGAATCCAAAAAGCAGGATGCTGAATAAAGTCCATAATTAGCAAGAGGGTGGACGCACTTCCAGCTTAGAGACCCTTTGCTCAACGGTATTAAGACGAGAGAAAAATTCTTTTCTATCCTCCTTAATATCCGAATGCAATACCTCTAATTGTGTTGCAATATGCTCGACGGCGCTTGTAAGTCTGATTACAGCGTCGCGCGCTTCATCTGACTTACGGCTAAACCCGGCCGCCCCCATCGCGGCAACCGTAATAGACGCGCCGGCCACTGCGGCAATGACTTCGATCATGGCGGCAATGGCTACTTATACAGACTAGCGACCCTGCCCCCGCAGCTTTTTCTTGCCGCGACGTTGCGGGCGTGAATTTTGTCCCATGCCTTGGCTTGTCGTTTTAGGCCGGCCAGCTTGGTGCTCAAGCCTGCCCGTGCCCGTCTTGGCTTTTACTGCCATCTTTATCCATTCAACGCAATAAATTTACCATCCTGCGTTAGCAGTTTTAACCCAGACTGCGACAAAAGAATTCGCAGAATAGCAGGCCCGCCCGGCTCGCCGCCTCTTAGTCCTGTGTTGATGCTAGTTCTTAAGTTTTTCATTACATTGAACCAACTTTGGCGGACACGGTAGGCGTACCACCGTCAATGCTGACAAGGCGAAGCCTTGCGTATTGAACTGGGCATCCACTCAAGGCGTAGCCGTAGGTGCCGTTAGCGGTCAGCGTAGTATTGGTTTCACTTTCATCAAGGTTGAAATAATTAGTGCCGTCAACACTGCCTTCAAGCCTGATCGTCACGCTTGTGCCGATGCCAGATACAGTCACTTGAAATGCAAGATCAAGGCCAGTAGTAACTTCGCTGCTGCTAACGCCAGCTTGGGTCAGCGAGCCAAGATCGGCGACCTCGTATCCAGCTTTAAGTCCTAGTGCCATGTCGATGCGTAGAAAGCTAAACCAACTTTAACTACCTATCGCCTTTCTGCAGCTCTTGTACCAAGTACTGCCGCAAAGCTCGATCAGCAGGCGTCTGCTGCGGTTTCAAATCAATCTCAAGAATGCGCAGCTTAATTTGCCGCGCGTAATACTCATCAAGCTGCTGCTTGACTTCTTGCGCCTTGGCATACCGCGTCTCGATAGCCACAGTGGCGCCAACGATCACAGACAATGCTGCAACGATGGCGCCAGCAGTAGCAATCCAGCGGTGCATTAGCCCCAAGGCACGCCAGCGGACTTAGTAGGCGCCAGCTTCTCGCTGATCTGGGCGTCGAGTGCCTGGACGATCTCTTCGACCTTTTCATCGCCGAAGTGCGATTTGACCCAGCCGATCACGGTGTCTTCGGTCAGCTCGGCGTAAGGGATGCCAGTTCCCTCTTCTGGGGCTTCAAGGCCGATGGAGCCATAAGCGCCAGCTTGCTCGCCATCGCGGAAGTGCGTCACGGTGTAATGCACCGTGAAGACCGTTCCGATGTCATCAAGATTTCTTTCCATATTGGCGACCTTCCACACAGTGAAGGGGAAGTCGATTCCAGGTGCGGGGTTGGTGTCAGGCATTGGAATGCTTGCGATTGTGTAAGCGTAATCGGGTTGCAGCCAGTTGGGAAGGGTCGGCTGCCCACCCTTTTAGTGAGTAGGGTTACTGGGTCTGGCTGAGGTTAGCTTTCATGTAGAAGTAGATTGCTTCCACCTCTTCTAAGCTCGCGTCATTCTTGAGGAAGTTGGCACGAGCTGAAATGACCTTGACATTGCCCTTGGTGTAGCCGCCTGATGGATCAATGCGATCCAGCGTTGGTGCGTTCCAGTTGTCCTTCATCGAGACGCGACCCTTGCCGACAGAAGCAAAGATTGGGATGCCCAAAACTGGACAGATCTCCGGGATCACAATGTCGCCAACTTTCAAATCGCAATCCAATCCGCGGTCCGCTGCACGATTCCGTGCGTTGTAAAGCAGCTTGCGACGTGGGTCGATGCCGACGTATTCCTGATTTTTGCAGGTCTTGCACCGCGTCGTGCGCTTGATTCCGTCAGCACCGCGCCTAGATTCTCCGGCATTGCGATCAGGCCAGAACTGATCAAGAGGCAAGAATTCCTTGCACTTGGTACACCAGAGAAGCGTTGGATCGGGCGATTTTATGGAAGCTGGCATCAGGTGTAAACGATCTTCAGGTCGCCAGTGGAGGTGCGATACACATCTCCATCAACAAGGCCGCCAGTTTTAGCGGCAGCGTTATCAGCATAAACGGGCGTGTTGGCAATATTGATGATGCGCGAATTCTTGATACGCATCGCCTCGGTTGGTGATGACGCCCCATCCGCAGTAACGGAGAACACTAGGCAGCTAGGTCGGCTACTCGCAGAGGTCCACGTTCCTCCATCACGCTGAGCAAATATCCGAGCTGCATCTCCGTTATTTGAATCACCAAAACTCAGATCACCAAGAAGTGCTCCATCAGCAGGAGTGTCCTGTCCACGGCAAAGACGCAAAATCGCCTCAGAGGTAGTAGCGCCACTGCGTCCCTGAAGGACGACAGTAGAAGAGACAGGCGTACTAGACGTGCCAACTAACAACCTGCCGGAGCTGTCGATGCGGGCGCGTTCGTTTACTGTGCCGTTTGTAAAGAATGTGATTGGGGCTCCAAGTGTTGTACCAATATCAAGACCATTGCCTGTAGCGACGATAGATTGAAAACCGCTACTTTTAGCTCCTATTCCAAGACGCAACTGGCCGCCTGTAGAACTAATGGCGGCAACCGTAATAGCAGTTGCTTCATTCAAAGTATCGAGATGAAGCAAAGTGCTAGGACTCGTAGTGCCAATCCCTACGTTGCCTGAGGAGTCGATACTTAAGCGGGTTTGGCGACTACCGGCTCCGCCGGTCTCAATACTGGCTCCAAAGCCAGACATTACGGCACCTGTTGCGCTTTTGTAAAAGAACGCCTCGCCTGTTGTTGGTGCAGATGAGTCTGAAGTTACAGCAATCCGCCCATCTACATGCAACCTATCTACCGGGCTACTAGTCCCCAGACCCAGCTTCCCGTCCGATGTGATGCGGAGGCGTTCGGCGCCTGCAGTTTCAATAAACAGTTCGCGGCCAGACGTAAAAGCAATCTTGCCTGCCTCAAGTGAATTGACGTAGGAACGGATAATTGCGTTTGTTGTATCTGTACTGCGAAGGCGGAGTTCGGATGCGCTGCCGGAGCCGGAAAGCTCTAATAACGAGCCAGGGCTACTGGTCCCCACACCCAGCTTCCCGTCCGATGTGAGGCGGAGTTTTTCAGTGCCATTAGTCGAGATGGCTACTTGGTCTGCGCCGGGGGAGTAGATGCCGGCATTGTCGCCGTCAAACGCAATGCCCGGTGCTGCAGCAGTACCAGCCGATGCGTTCTTCAGCAGATCCGCAATGCTGATCTTCTTGGTAACGTCTGCCGCTACGTCAACGATTGGCAGCACATCAGTGCTGACAGGATTGGTGAGCTGCGTCAGCTCGGTGATCTTGGTGTTAGCCACAGCGACGAAAGACTACCCTTCGCCAAAGTCTAACGCCAGCTCCCAAGGCAGAGAACGGGTAGTAATTGGGTTGGCGTACTCAGCTTGTAATGCCGTTTGGATTGTCGCCAACTCATCGCCTAGCGTCTGTTCGACAAAGCCGATCATCTGCTCTTCAGTGATTGATGCGTACTCGGTGAACAGCGCCGGATCTGCTGGGGCAAAATCCACGCTGCCGTAGTGATACACCCACCGAGAGCGGTCGGCGGTGTAGCCAATGCGGTAGTCAGCGCTGACCATTACATCGGCAAGGTCGCCTTGCTGGGCGGCGACGCGCAGGTTTTTGAAGGTCCAGGAATAGGTCATAGCTTGATGCTGCGGAAAGCGGTAAGGGGTTTGTCGACATCAATCCCCTTGGCGATAGGAGTTACTTCAACATTAAGAGCATCGAAGTCTTCTTGTGATCCAATATCCCCTGGGGTTGCTGGATAGCCTGAATCAGCCGGCTCCGTCGCTGTTCCAGCTTGACGCAAGAAATAATGTCTACGACAGGACCTAACCGTGAAACCATCAATTATTGTTTGAATACCTTTTGCTCTATTGTTCAGAGAAGCGTTATTGTAAGTTCCATAATTACCAAACTTACCCGCAAACCCCTGATAGTGATCAGCGGAAGTTATAAAACCATCGTGCCAATGAAGACCGCCTGTTGTAGCGACAAAGTAGGGCGTACCAAAGAAGCCTTGCACGGCTGGTCCAATCGTTTTCCATGCTGCCCCTTCAGGTGACGTATCATTGGCAGTAGTTGGATAAGCCATCGCGTTATTAACTAAGTGGATATTGTTCCAAGCAAAGTTGTAGTCAGCGTCAGACCCCGTGCCACCAGTAATTTCACGAAATCCGCCAAGATTAAGCGTGACCCCCTCTTGCTTGTTTAGTTCTTGATCTATGTCAAACAAGGATTCGGCAAAACCCGTAATTTGGTAAGTAGATTGTCCGCGCAATTTAGGTGCGCCTGCAAGGTTTGAGCTGACATTTGTATTACCAATAAACCAAAGGCCACGCGCTTTTACGGGTTCGCCTTTTGTTTGAATGATCGAACCATTTTGGGTGCTATTGAATCGTAGATTGCAGGGGGAGATTGCGTCAATAGCGATATTGGACAATGTTAAATCTTTATTCGCTACCATGCAAGCTTGTGATTCAATGTATTCCAGTCCATTTGTCGTCACGTCGCTGCTAGTGCTTGTTGCAAGTTCTTCTAAAATAAGATAGTTGATTGCATCATCTGGCGCAGCTTTTGCGTCAACTCGCCAGTCTGACACAGCAGACCTACTTGTAAAAAAGCTATCAGGAATATCATCACTTACAACCGTTTCCATTGTCCCCCACCAAACCACGCCAGTAACTGTTGCGTTTTCCCGAAACACAAGCCGTAACGGCTCTAGTCTTAAAAACGCTCTTTCTGGCGTATAAGCGAAAGAAATGCGAGGTCGCGAAAGGAAAATAGGATGATTTGTTTTGTCTGTAAAATACGCCCTAGTTTGATTCCATGATTTACCATCTGCGGCTTGACCCATGAACGGAACGGTGCCGCCGGCTTCGTCATCGTTAAGGTAGGATTGAGTGCTGAAGTTCCAAGCTCGAATGAGTGTTATCGAATTAAAAGTAATAGCACCAGTTTCGAGATAAATGCCAGGGCCAATGCGAAACTCGACAGTCTCACTAGAACTGTAAGCAGCATTTGCGTAATTAACGGCAGCTCGCAAAGTCTTGACTGGCTTGTTGTCAGTCGCTGATGTCGGGGGGTCTGAAAGCAGCGTGTTGACACTAGTAACATCGCGTCCATTTACGGGATCAACATAGACATATTGCACGCCACTCCTGGCGCTAACTAGACGGTTGTGCGTCTTCCAGTATTCAAGTCCTTTCTTGGTGACAACAACAGGATCAGCGTTAATGCTGTTGTTTCGCTGCGTATCATTATTGCCGCTGATTGACGTGGAGTTACGCAGCTCAGCAGCGCTGGCAAGCTCAACCGCACCCGCGACCTCAGTTGTGGTTGCAGCACTTGGCAGGTCAACCGTGTTACGAACGATCAGCTCATCTACCTCAAGGGTGCTAGCCGTCAATCCATTGGGGAAATCTGTGACTTGAAAATCATCCAGCGTTGCCGAGCCGATCGCATCGACTGTCAACGTGGCGCCAGTTTCAATGTCCTCCAGACCTCGCGGGGTAATGTTGAAGCCATCTTCGTTCGAGCCCTGCGGCACCACACGGCCACCGCTATCACTGGTGAAGTAATAGGTGAACTTATTCTGTGCGCCAAGCTCCTGCTGTGCAGCAGGTAGCGCTTTGGAATAGTTCAGGAAGCCCGCCCATTCCCAAGCATGGCCATAAAGGCGTAACACACTCGGGCGTCGGAATTCAATGGCCCAGTTGCCAAGTCCGCTTGCGGCTCCGCTGGATGGCGGGGTAGGGAAATCAGCAGAGCTAGTGGGGTCGCGATCTCGATCTGCGTCAGCTTGTGGCACCAGTGCAGAATGTGCAGCAGCACTGCTAAAGCCCAGCGCCACGAGGAAGCCATAAACACCGAGATAATCCGTCGCAGTGCGGTATTGATCGCGCAACGTGCCGGCAGATGTCCAGCCAGTGGTGAAATTGACGCCAAGCGTTTCGCTATTGGCATCGTCACTGGTGTCAGTGTCGAGCAGA